ATACAAAATCAATCGACCCAAGCTTGGTCACTTTTACGGAACTCAAATCGCCAGGTGTGCGTAAGAAAAACCGTTTAATCATACCGTTCTCTGAAATTTATGTACCATCTTTAAAAAGTGGTGAAGGAAATAAAGTACGAACACATAAAAATATTCCACATATTCAACGACTAGAAATTTCTTTTGCACAAGGAATTGATTATAGTCAAATGCCTCCTACTGTAATAGAAAAGGCACGAATTGAAGATGGACAAATCAAAAAATACGAACTTGTTACTGGTAATCACAGTTTTGAAGCAATGAAAAACATTGGTTACACAGAATGGGTTTTTGATATCTATGAAATTCCTTCCAATAAAGAATACGGATATGAAGATTCAATCAGAACATTTCAATTAAAAGAAAACAATGACATTCCTAAATTAGGTTCAAGCCATGATGATGTTACAAATACAATCTTACGATTGATATCACACAAATCAAAATTGGTTTACCCTGATGAAGATAGCATTGTAAATTATGTTGATAGTGTTTGTACATATATGCATTGGCAAACAAGGCAAAAAATTGTAAGAGACACTTTGAGAAAATTGAAAAACAATGGTTTTAATGTTTATACAGATTATCAAACATATACACCAATTGATGTTAAAGAGTTTTTAGATAAAAATACTGATTTAGTTTCTTCTGGCAATTACGATTTTATTAGAAATAAAGTTGGTTGGTCTATCCTTGAAGGATATGAATATGAAATTCTGATGAATGCTGTGAAGAAATATCACAAAGAAGGAAAAGAATCATATTTTACTATACACACAAAACGATTGACTGATGATTTGCCTTCAGCTGCACATAAAAGAAAACGTATGCTCGAATCAATACATGATTTGGAACAAAGTTTTCTAAGTGTTTTTGAATATTATTCTGAACACAAAAAATTCCCATGGGAAGTTATGGGTGCTTTACCGCAAGACATATTGAACGGTGAAGATAAGTATATTTACTTGAAGTGACCTTGACATGGGCTTCGGCCCATGTTATAATTATTTTTTATTATGAAAGTTTATTATGGAACATTTATTGTGGACAGAGAAGTACCGTCCTCAGACAATTGAAGATTGTATTCTACCTGAACGGTTGAAACATCCATTTCAGGAATATGTTAATCAACAGAATATTCCCAATCTATTGTTAAGTGGTGGTGCAGGCGTTGGTAAGACTACAGTCGCCAAGGCTATGTGTAATGAAATCGGATGTGACTTCATAGTTATTAACGGTTCTGATGAATCTGGTATCGATACATTTCGTACCAAGATTAAAAACTATGCTTCATCTATGTCGTTATCTGGTGGTCGTAAGGTCATCATTATTGACGAAGCAGACTATCTAAATCCAAACTCTACTCAACCTGCTTTGCGTAATGCAATTGAAGAATTTGCAGTTAACTGTTCATTCATCTTTACTTGTAATTACAAAACTCGTATCATTGAACCATTGCACTCTCGTTGTGCAGTTATTGACTTTGCATTAAAGAACGGTGAGAAAGCCAAGATGGCTACTGGGTTCTTTAAGAGAATTCAAACGATTTTGCAAAGTGAAAAAGTTGAGTATGATGACAAGGTAATTGTAGAATTAATTAAGAAACATTTTCCAGACAATCGCCGTATTCTAAATGAACTACAACGATATTCACAGTTTGGTAAAATTGATATTGGTGTTCTTACACAGATTGGTAATGTTCAGATAAGTGAGATTACTAAACATATCAAAGATAAAGACTTTACTGCAATTCGTAAGTGGGTTGCATCTACTGATTTAGATACCAATACAATGTTCCGTCAGTTGTATGATTCTCTATATGATGTTATGAAGCCACAATCTATTCCACAAGCAGTTGTGATTATTGCTGACTATCAATACAAGAACGCATTTGTTGCTGATACTGAAATCAACCTTGTCGCATGTTTGACCGAACTCATGGTTGAATGTGAGTTTCTATGATATTAGATTTATTTCGACCAACCTTTCAATGGATTAAAGATGACTGGACTTCTAATCGCTCTCGTTTTGTTATTGAGTTGTTCGCTTGGGCTATTTCTATTGGTTGCAGTATTACTATGGCAGCCACAGTCCCAAACCCTCCCCTTTTGGTTCTTTATCCTGTGTGGATTACTGGTTGTGCCCTCTATGCTTGGGCTGCTTATACTCGGAAATCATTTGGCATGTTGGCTAACTATGTCTTGTTAACTACAATTGACACAATCGGATTGTTTAGGATGTTAACATGAGTAATCCATTTGACTATGTGAACTCGATTCTTCAAAACAAAAAGAATCTAATTGTAGATGAATTGACAGAGAAAGAATATCAACCATTTCTAGTTAATAGAACTCTATCCTACCATAAAGACTGTATCCTTTATGCCAATGAAATGAATCGTAGACACTTAACTGACAAAAAGTTACAATATGATTTTCTTCTAAATACCATTAGGTCACAGAAAAGACCTTTTGCTAAGTGGGTTAAGTCTGAAAAAAGTGAAGATTTAGAATGTATCAAGCAAGTTTTCGGCCTGTCCAATGAAAAAGCTCGTGAAGCCATGCGCCTCCTTAGTAATGAACAAATCCAACAATTAAAAGAACAAACCGATACAGGTGGATTAAGGAAATGATATGGTTGATTTGGCCAAATTCATTGAGGTCACTCTCAATGAACAGGATGATTTTTTAAAGGTCCGTGAAACTTTAACACGGATAGGAGTATCTTCTAGGAAAGAAAAGGTTCTTTATCAGTCGTGTCATATATTACACAAACAAGGTAAATATTATATAACACATTTTAAAGAACTGTTTGCACTTGATGGAAAACCATCTAATATTTCAGAGAACGATATTCAAAGAAGAAACGCAATTGCAAATTTGTTAGAAGAATGGGGTCTTGTTACAATCTTAAATAAAGAACTTATGAAAGATAACATTGCACCGTTACATCAAGTAAAGATTATTTCATTCAAAGAAAAAAATGATTGGCAACTGATTACCAAATATAATATTGGTAAAAAACCTCAAGATTATTGAAGTCTTTGACTAAATAAAACCGTGACGCCTTCGGGGTCACATTTCATTAACTCGCTTAATAGGAGATAACTATGACACGCTTTACAGCATTATATCCACAATTTGTTGGATTCGATAATATCTTCAACGAACTCGAAAGACTCGTTGATGGTACTGCACCAACAAGAAACACATCTTTCCCACCTCACAATATTATCAAACTAGATGACAACAAGTATGTCGTTGAAATGGCAGTTGCTGGTTTTGGCCAAGATGAGGTCGATGTTGAAATTCATGACGGTACATTAATCGTCAAGGGTGAAAAGAAAGACCAAACTGAAGTGGATTATTTGTATCGTGGCATTGCTACTCGTTCTTTTACCAAGTCAATTAGATTGAGTGAAAGTATTGAGGTTCGTGGTGCCCAATTCAAAGATGGTATTCTTAAAATTGCTTTGGAAAATATAATTCCAGAACATAAGAAACCAAGAAAAATTGAATTTAGTAAAGAACTAAACTTCAATAAACAACAACTTCTAAAAGAAGTTTCTTAACGAATGGGGTCGCAATGACCCCATTTTTGCCTCACAACTATATTATTTTGGTGTATAATTAAATCATGTTAAAAAGAGATAAAAACTTCCGCATTTCTAAACAAACGAAACGAACTATGGCAACTATTGTTGACCCTATTGAACGTCATGCATTTAAAAACATGATGATTAATGCTCAACTAATGGGCTCACAAGTTTTTGAAAAGAATAAGAAACGTGGTAATGAAAAAGAAACTACTTGATGCAGGAGTAAAAATTGGAAAAATATAGCGCACAGGTTGTTGAGGTTTGTGAGAATGGTGATGCAATATTACAATTCTCGGAAGAAATGATACAAGACCTTGGATGGAAAGTTGATGATGTACTAAGTATATCTATGGTAGATGGTGCAGTACATTTGAAAAATATTACTAAAAATCCTGAATTATTTAAGGAATAAATTATGGTTAAAAAGAAAAACAAAATTGTTGTGTATGAACAGGCACCCTTTGTACAGGGATATTGTTTAGCATTATCTGATGAAAAATTTTATAATCCATATGATGAAGTTGAAGATGCAGAAGCTGATGCATTAGATTTTCATCGTGGGTTTGAAAATGGCGTAGGAGTGAATTAATTATGTTAGTTATGCCAGATACTATGATGGGTAAACCAGTAGGTTTTACCTGTTCAACTTTTGATTTACTTCATGCGGGCCACATTCTTATGTTGGCTGAATGTAAACAAATCTGTGATTATTTGATTGTTGGTGTTCAAAGTGACCCAACTGTTGATAGACCAGGCACTAAAAACAAACCAGTTCAATCTATTGTTGAACGATATGTCCAACTCTCTGCGGTTAAATTTGTAGACGAAATCATTGTTTACAACACCGAAAAAGACCTTGAAGATATGTTGATGTTCTTGCCTATTAGTGTTCGCATTATTGGTGAAGAATACAAAGACAAAGATTTTACAGGCAAACAAATCTGTGAAGACCGTGGTATTAAAATTTGGTTTAACTCTCGCTCACACCGATTTAGTTCTTCTGAATTGAGGCAACGAACCTATCAATCAGAGTTAGGTAAAAATCTAACATAAAGCTTGCACACTAACAAGATTTATGTTACAATGATTTTATTATGTTATTAAAGAGAGAAAATATGAACATTCGTGAAATTGCTAAAAGAGTCGCTATTGAATATCGTTTGCCTAGAGCAGACAGATATGACCTCTATCTAAGGCAATATGATAATATGGTCGAGGTTCTTGGTTGGATGCAAGACCCATCGGCAGATATGAATGATTATCGTGGAAGAGAAATGCTCTTTCCTAAACGATGGATAACTATAGGTGTTTTACCTGCAGGAGAAAGAATTCGTGTATAGAGTTTCATTTTTACTTAATGGTACAAGTGGTGTTGCTTTTCAAGAATTTGAAACTTTAAAAGAAGCAACAGATTTTGCCAATAAACAATTAACAGATTCAATAATAGAAATTAAACATTATGACAATAAAGCTCGTGACCTTCAAAACGAATCATACGATTCTCGCAGACAATGATTGAATGAAATACTACACAAATGTTGCCTCTGTTGGCAACAATATTCTTTATCGTGGTATTAAAGATGGCCGGCGTGTTAAGTACAAAATTGCTTACACGCCGACTTTGTTTTTACCTTCCAAAAAACAGACCAAGTTCAATACACTTGATGGTGAGTATCTTGAGCCAATGAAGTTTGAATCTATCCGTGAGGCTAGAGATTTCGTCAAGCGTTATGAAGGTGTTGAGAATTTTAGAATCTATGGTAACAACAGTTATGCCTATGCGTTTATTGCTGATGAACAAAAAGGTATGATTGACTGGAAGATTGAAGACCTATCTATTGCAGTAATAGATATTGAGGTTGGTTCTGAGAATGGATTTCCAGATCCATATCTTGCAAACGAACCTATCACCGCAATTTGTGTTAAATATCTCAATGGTCAAACAGTTGTGTTTGGTTGTGGTGATTATGAATTGCGTGGTGATGAAACTTATATCAAATGTGATGATGAGTTTCAATTATGTAAAAAGTTTCTACGATTCTGGGAAGAGAATTGTCCTGATGTGATTTCAGGATGGAACATTAAGTTCTTTGATATTCCCTATCTTGTAAATCGTTTCAATAAGATTCTTGGTGAAGATGAAACAAAAAAGTTATCACCTTGGAACTTCATTAGTAGTCGCAAGGCTGTTGTAAACAACCGAGAGTTGACTGCATATGAATTCGTTGGTGTCTCTACACTAGACTATATTGAACTATACAGATGGTATGCGCCAGGTGGTAAGTCACAAGAATCATATAGACTAGATGCCATTGCACAAGTTGAACTTGGTGAAGGTAAGATTTCTTATGATGAGTTTGATAACCTTCATGCATTGTATCGATTGAATCATCAAAAGTTTATTGAGTATAACATCAAAGACGTTGATTTGATTTTTAAACTTGAGAACAAGCTGAAGTTGATTGAACTTGGTTTGACTTTGGCATATGACACCAAAACAAACTTTGAAGATATCTTTGCACAAACAAGGATGTGGGACGCACTAATCTATAACTACTTGTTGGACAAGAACATCATTGTTCCTCCAAAAGAAGAAAAACATAAGTCATCGGCATTTGAAGGTGCATATGTTAAAGTGCCACAAGTTGGTCTACATAATTGGGTTGCCAGTTTTGACTTGAACTCTTTGTATCCTCATTTGATGATGCAATTTAATATTTCACCAGAGACATTGGTTGAAACATCTGATTACACACCAGAAATGCGTGAATTGATTATGAGTGGTGTTACTGTAGACAAATTGTTAGATAAAGAAGTCAATACTTCTAAACTAAAAGATGTTACAATCACACCAAATGGTCAATTCTTTCGTACTGACAAACAAGGTTTCTTACCAAAGATGTTGGAAGAAATGTATGTTGATAGAAGTAAGTTTAAGAAGATGATGATTCAGGCCAAGAAAGACTATGAAGTTGAAACTGACCTGAACAAAAGAAAAGAATTAAAAAACAAGATTGCTCGTTATGACAATCTACAGCTAGCAAAGAAAGTTTCTTTGAATTCGGCATATGGTGCATTAGGTTCACAGTATTTCCGATTCTATGATTTAAGAATGGCACTGGCAGTTACACTTGCAGGCCAATTATCTATTCGGTGGATTGAAAAGAAACTTAATGACTATCTGAATAAATTATTAAAGACAGATGAAGATTATGTTATCGCCTCAGACACAGATTCAATTTATCTCCGGCTTGGTCCACTTGTTAACAAGGTGTATTCTGAGAAGACAGATATTAATCAAATTATCTCCTTCATGGACCGTGTCTGTGAAGATAAGATACAACCTTATATTGACGAAAGCTATCAGGAACTTGCTTCGTATGTTCATGCATATGACCAGAAAATGCAAATGAAGCGTGAAGCATTGGCAAACAAAGGTATT